AGTATACAAACTTCAATATATATCGTGATGCACCTGTTGAGTTGACATTTGGATCAACTAATGTTATAATGGTACCATGGATTACAAAAACAAATTCTGAGGTATGTTTGGAAGCTATACGTAAATCAAATGCTCATATATGTATGGGTCACTTTGATATTATTGGTTTTGAAATGCTGAAGGGTGCGATCTGTGACCATGGTCTAACTAAAGAATTGTTTGGTAGTTATGAACAAGTTTATTCTGGTCATTTCCACCATCCATCTGAATATGGTAACATTAACTATCTTGGTGCTCCATATGAAATGACATGGTCTGATTATCAAGGTAAACGTGGCTTCCGCATTTTAGATACTGAAACGCGTGAGTTGGAATGGATTTTAAATCCTTTCTGTATTTACCATAAAATTGACTATGATGATGCTGATATGACTATTGAAGATATTGCTCATTTAGATTTGACTAATATTAAAGACTCGTACATTAAGGTTATTGTTAAGAATAGAACTAATCCATACATATATGATTTGTTTTTAAATAAACTTACTGATGCTGGCGCAAGCGACGTTAAGTCGATAGAAGACTCACTTAACTTAGGTGATGCTGGTGTTGATGAAATACTTGATGAAACAAAAGATACTAAAGATATTTTACATGATTATATTGAATCTATTGATACGAAATCTAATAAGCAAAAGATTAAAGAATTGATTGATGAACTATATTTGGAAGCGCAGAGCATTTAATGAAAATAACATTTAAGACAATAAAATATAAAAACCTGCTATCATCAGGTAACGCTTGGTCTGAAGTACGTTTAGATCAAGACCGAACTACTCTTATCAGTGGCACAAACGGCAGCGGAAAGTCTACATTACTTGATGCTATTGTTTTTGCTTTATATGGTAGAGCATTTCGCAAAGTCAATAAAAACCAATTGATTAATACTATCAACGCACGTGAGGCTCAAGTTGAGATTACGTTTTCTGTTGGTACTGTTAATTATCTAATACGTCGTGGTATCAAACCAAATATATTTGAAATTTGGAAAGATAACGTAATGATAAACCAAGATGCTGCCTCAAAAGATTATCAAGCTTATCTTGAGCAAAACATTCTTAATCTAAATTATAAATCTTTTAACCAGATTGTTATTCTTGGTAGCGCAACATATGTTCCGTTTATGGAATTACCTGCTCACTCACGTAGAGAAATCATCGAGGATCTATTAGATATTCAAGTATTTAGTACTATGAATACGTTGCTTAAGGATCGTGTATCTGGTAATAAAGAATCAATTACTGAAAACAGTTATCAGATGGATTTAATGGAATCAAAGTTAAGCTCTGCTAAAGAACATAACGCCTCTATTCGTAAAATACGCGAAGACGAGGTTGAAAAAATCCGTGAAAAGATGGCTGTCCACATCAAAGAAATTGAAGATGCTAAACAAGTAATAAGTGGACAAGAAGATGTTTTACAAACAGTTTTAGATGATGTTAAAGATAAACCTGAAATGAAAACAAAGTCTGAAAAGGCTAAGTCATTACGACGAGATATTGAAAGCCAAGTACGTTCGCATCAACAAGAGTTATCTTTTTATCAAGACCATGATGATTGTCCAACATGTAAGCAAGGCATTGAACACGAATTTAAAGCCGGTATTATAAGTGAAAAGGATACTAAGCTTGCTGAATTGGAAACTGGTTTAAAACAACTAGCCGAAAAGGCAAAGGCTTACGAAGATCGTTTAGAGGCTATATCAGTACTTGAAGATCAAATGAGAGATATTAATCTTAGTATTGGCGACCAACGTGCTACTATTAAGGTGGCAAAGAATGCGTTAGTATCATATAAGAATGAATTGGTATCTGCTGAAGAACAAGTTGAAGCTGTTGATACTACAAAGCTGCAAGAGATTAGTGATAGACTTAAGAGTACAGAAGTTGAACAGCAAGACCTGTTTGATGATAGAGAAGTACTTACTGTTGTTCAAGCTATGTTACGTGATGGTGGTATTAAAACTCGTATTATCAGACAATATATTCCAATAATGAATAAATTAATTAATAAGTACCTTGGATCGTTTGAGTTGTTCGTTGACTTTCAATTAGATGAAAACTTTAATGAAGTAATCAAATCTCGTTTCCGTGATGCTTTTTCTTATGCTTCGTTTTCAGAAGGCGAAAAGCTTAGAATTACCTTAGCGATTATGTTGGCTTGGCGTTCAGTTGCCAAACTTCGTAACTCAGTATCAACTAATTTATTATTGCTTGACGAAACGTTAGATGGAGCACTTGATGGTGTTGGCATTGAAAGTTTGATTGATACGTTACATAATCTTAACGCAGATGATAACATCTTTGTTATCTCACACCGTGGTCACCAGTTTGGTGATAAATTTGATAATCATATTCGCTTTAAAAAGGTAAAGAACTTTAGCGAAATAACAGCGTAGGAGTAGCAGATGCGCCATAGTATAGAAGATTTAATCAAAAGAATAAGCGTAATGAAAGATAAAGCAATCTTGTTACATAGAGTTCGTAACGAGTTTTCTGAAATCTCTTATAAACAATATGACAAGGCTGCCTGCCAAAATCTTATTGACGATATACAAGCAATGGCGCTGGGTATTGCTAATGACAAGGATGGCGATGAAATTATTACTGAAATGGATTCTTGGAAAGAAAAAGATTGACATTGCTAACAAACTGTGTTAGTATTATTTTATATTATGTTTAAGGATACACATGTCTAAATTTTATACATCGGTCGAACGCTTCGGCCAAAACATTCTGTGGCGTGGTTATGACGCCAATGGTAAACGGTTTTCTAAGAAGGTTCAATTTGAGCCTACGTTATATTGTAACACCAAAGATGGAGCCCCATCCAATTTTCGTTCGCTCCAAGGTGACATACCTTTGATGCCAATGAAACAAGATGGCATGAGAGAAGCCAAAGAATTTATTGAACGTTACAAAGACGTACATGGCATGACTATCGCAGGTAGTTCAAATTATGTAGCTCAGTTTATTCAACAAGAATATCCAAACAACATCAACTTTGATCCATCTAAAATCAATATCGTATCATTTGACATCGAGGTTGACATTGCGGATGGTTATCCTGATGTTGACTTTGCTGATAAAGAAATTACATCTATCGCTTATAAATCTTCAAAGTCTTCAGACTACCATTTGCTTGGTCGTAAAGATTATGATAAAAGTAAAACTTTACTTGACATTGATCCAGATAACATTCACTTTATGAAGTTTGATACAGAGCAAGCTTTGCTCAAACGCTTTAAAGAGTTATGGATTAATGACTATCCTGATATTGTTACAGGTTGGAACGTAGAGTATTTTGACATTCAATATATTATTACACGTATGAAAAATATGTTTGGTGAAGATTGGATTAAAGATTTATCTCCTTGGCGTAATATTCGACAAACTGGTCGCGAGTTCTTTGGTAAGATGCAAAACACATATCAGATTGGTGGTATGGCGGTTGTTGATTATATGGACTGCTTCAAAAAGTTTGGTTATAAGTATGGACCACAAGAGTCGTGGAAACTTGACCACATCGCATATGTTGTACTTGGTGAAAAGAAATTAGATTACTCTGAGTATGGTAACCTTAATGCTTTGTACGAACAAAACCCTCAACTATATCTCGACTATAACCTTAAAGATACGTGGCTTATTCAAAGATTTGAGGATGAAACCTCGCTGCTTCAGTTGGTTATGACTGTTGCTTATGGCGGCGGTGTGAACTATAATGATGCATTTGGTACGGTTGGTATATGGGAAACAACTTTATATCGTAAACTAATACTTGATGGTCGTGTACCACCAATCAAAGGCGGTCCTGGGCAACGTGCTGGCGAACTTGTCGGCGGTTATGTTAAAGATCCAAAAGTTGGTATGCATCCTTGGATTGTATCTTTTGATTTGAACTCTCTGTATCCACACCTTATGCTACAATATAATATGTCGCCAGAAACGTACCTATCTGATGAACGAGATTTCGTAAACCAAGATATGGTATTGAAAGGTACGTATCAATCTGAGCATAAGAAAATGTCAGTAGCAGCAAATGGTGCATGCTTTACCAACGAGTTTAAAGGTATTATTCCATCTATCATTGATGAATACTATGGTAATCGTACCGTGATTAAAAAGAATATGTTAAAGGTCGAGCAACAACTTGAGGATGCAACTGATCCAAGCGAAATCAAACGTTTGAAACGTGAAGCAAACCAATTACATAATGCTCAGATGGCTATCAAAATTAGTATGAACTCATTGTATGGCGCTATGGCAAACATTTACTTCCTATACTATATTAACGATATGGCTGAAGCGATTACTACATCTGGTCAATTATCAATCCGATATGCTCAGAAATCAGTAAACGATTATCTCAATAAAATATTGAAAACCGATAAAGATTATATTGTTTATATTGATACTGACTCTATCTATGTTGATATGGCTCCTATCGTTGAAAACGCTTTTGGTACTGTCGATGTTGACCGTAAGAAAGGCGAGGAGTTCCTTGATAAAGTTTGCCAAATGAAAATTGAGCCAGTACTTGAAGCTGGTTACGAAGAGCTTGCTAAAAAGATGGGTGCTTATCGCCAAGCGATGGGAATGAAACGAGAAAAGATTACTGATAAGTCTGTGTTCATTGCCAAGAAACGTTACATTATGAATACGCTTAACTCTGAAGGTGTTCACTATGACGAGCCTAAGGTATCAGTAACTGGTTTGGAATCAGTTCGTTCATCAACGCCAGAAGTATGTCGTGAAGAGTTAAAGAAATCGTTTAAAATTATTATGAACGAAGGTGAAGAAGCAACTCAACAATTCATTGCAGATTTTAAATCTAAATTCTTTAATCTTGGCGCAGAGGATATTGCTAAAAACTCTGGTACTGATAACATCGACAAGTATCGTGAAAGTGGATCCCTATACAAAAAAGGTTGTCCTATGCACGTACGTGGTGCTATTCTATATAATCATTATATGAAACAAGCCAAGCTGCAAAAACGTTATAACGAAATTAATGGTGGCGACAAAATCAAGTTCGTATACCTTAAGACGCCAAATCCAATCAAAGAAAACATCATATCGTTTCCGGGTGTACTACCACCTGAAATGGAATTGGCTAAATACATTGACTATGAAAAGCAATTTGAAAAAGTATTCCTAACTCCGTTAGAGGCGATCCTCGATGCTGTCGGTTGGTCCGCTGAAAAAGTAAACACCGTAGACAGCTTCTTTGTATAAGGGGAACATAATGAAAACTGCAGAAGATATAAAGTACAGACTTGAGTTGGTAACTAAAGAACATGCCAACCAACATAAAATGATTGAAGCGCTTGAAGCAGAAAAGGCACCTGACAAATCTATCAAAGCTGCCAAGGTTAAAAAGCTTAAACTAAAAGATGAGATGATGTACTTATCTAACTTAAATATTGATTGACATATATGTGATAGTGTGGTACTATCTAATAAACAACAAAGGATTATAATATGAGCGATTTTGCTAACGATATGTATATGATGCACAACAAGTTTGGCGTCAGAGAATGGTTTGAAGCCAATAAAGATAATAAAGACTTGATGGACAAATACCTAAAGTTTCGTTTATCAATGTGTGAGGAAGAACTCATGGAAACGATGGATGCTATTGAAGCCAAAGATCCTGAAGAAATTGTTGATGGTTTAATTGATATGTGCGTATTCGCTATTGGTACACTTGATGTATTTGGAGTTGATGCAAATATGGCTTGGAATAAAGTTTACGAGGCAAACGCTGCTAAAGATGTTGGTGTTAAAGAAGGTCGGCCAAATCCGTTTGGATTACCTGACTTGATTAAACCAGAGGGTTGGACTGCTCCAAGCCATGAAGGTAACCACGGCGATTTAAAGAAAGCTCTATAATGGATGATGAACCATCAAAAACCTGGGTAAGACCCAAAGAACCTACTAAATTAGTAGCGTTAAGAAAAGCATTACATGATCTCAATATAGAATACGCAATAAGTAAAAGAGATAAAAACCTATTAAGTATTAATATTTGGTTAGGTGAAGAATAAATAGATTAAGGTGAGGTGGTAAATACCTTGCCTTTTTTAATGTGAGCGACGTGGTAAAAACGTCAAACAATAAAGGAGAAATTTATGGAACTACTCACAATGTGGAGTCTAATCGGATTCCTGCTTGCTGCTTACGCAGTTATAGCAAATGATTCAGTACAAACTCTCGGTACTTGGATGGCATCAAACAATGAGAGATTTAGTTATAAAACATTATGGATAGCAGCGTCCTCTGTTCTTTTAGCCACACTTTGGTATGGTTGGATGATGAATGGCGGTGACATTAGTTATGGTCGTTTGAATAAAATCCCGTGGCAAGAAGTACAATGGTACCATGCTGCAGCACCTGCAATTCTAGTTGCATTGACTCGATTAGGTGTACCAGTTTCAACATCATTCTTAGTCTTATCAGTATTTGCTAGCACCTTTGTATTAGAAAAGATGCTAATGAAATCCATTATGGGTTATGGTGTAGCTGCAGGGTTTGCTTATGCAGTATGGTTTATAATTCACAAATACTTTGGTAGATGGTATGATGAAACGGCACCTATAAGTGAAGGCAATAAAAAGTTTTGGCGTATTGCTCAGTGGCTTGCTACTGGTGGTTTATGGTATACTTGGTTATCGCATGACATTGCTAACATTGCGGTGTTCTTACCACGTCAAGTACCAGTAGATTTAATGATACTTATATCATTTGTATTTGTTGGTGGATTGTTCTTTATGTTTAGAGAACGTGGTGGTAAAATCCAACAAATTGTATTAGAGAAACATAATACTCGATATGTAAGATCAGCGACATTGATTGACTTGTTTTACTGGCTATGTTTATATTTCTTTAAAGAACTAAATGATATTCCTATGAGTACAACATGGGTTTTCGTTGGGCTATTAGCAGGACGTGAGTTGGCTATGGCAACATACTTTGGTAAAAGAAAAACCAAATCAGTATTTCCATTAGTTGCTAAAGACTTTGGTAAAATGATGGTTGGTCTTGGCGCCTCAGTAGCGTTGGTATTACTTATTCATTATGTAATTAATCCAATTTAATTAAAATAAATTTAAATGTTACCGCTAACACAGCGGCTGGTGGGTACCTCCAAAACATAAATAATATTACATTGTTTATATAGGAGGTCCCACTATGTGCTCACC